ACGAGTTTGCGTATGTGCCGCAGAATGTCGCGGAAGAGTTCTTCTCGTCCGTGTACCCCACGATCACCAGTGGTCAAAGCACGAAGGTCACGATCATTTCAACGCCGAAGGGCTTGAATATGTTCTACCGCTTCTGGGTGAATGCGAACAAGAAGCCAGGTGAAGAGGGCAAGAACGAGTATGTGCCGATGGAGGTGCATTGGAGCGATGTGCCTGGTCGTGACGACAAGTGGAAGGCACAGACCATCGCCAACACCTCCGAAGAGCAGTTCCGCACCGAGTTTGAGTGTGAGTTTCTTGGCTCCATGCACACCCTTGTGCATCCCGAAAAACTCAAGTGCATGGTGTATCGCACTCCTGAATACTGGAACGGTGAGGGGCTGCGGGTGTATCAGAAGCCCGTCCCCGACCACAAATATGTGATTGTGGTGGACACGGCGCGGGGACAGGGACTGGACTACCACGCATTCTCGGTGGTGGATGTGACATCCATACCGTATCGGGTGGTGGCTACATTTAGAAATAACGAGATGCCGCCCATGTTGTATCCCAATGCCATCTACCCCATCTGCCGACAGTACAACAATGCGTACTGTCTGGTGGAGGTAAACGACATCGGCGGTCAGGTAGCCGACATTCTGCACGATGAACTGGAGTATGACAACATCATCTATGTGTCCACCCAAGGACGCAAGGGACAGGTGGTGAACGGCGGATTCGGCGGCAAGGGTGGAGCCATGAAGGGTGTGAAGACTTCCACTGCGGTGAAGCGCATCGGCTGCTCCATCCTGAAGAGCCTCATAGAAGACACCAAACTCATCGTGGAAGACTTCAACACGGTGGACGAGTTCTGCTCGTTTGTAGCCAAGGGTGACTCGTTTGAGGCAGAAGAAACTCACCATGACGATCTGGTGATGACTCTGGTGCTGTTTTCGTGGCTTACCACACAGGCATATTTCAAATCTATCACAGGCAGCGATATTCGCAAAGACCTGTACGAGGAGCAAATGAAGAATCTGGAAGAGGAAATGACACCCTTCGGATTCGTGGATGATGGCAGTCCAAGCAACACATTCACGGACGGGAGCGGCACCGCTTGGCGGCTAGGGGCAGGCGAAAACCTAGATATGGGGTGGAGTTTTTAATCCATTCGTGAATGATCCAAAATAATACATAAACCTAGAAGCGCAGTCATGCAGAATTGACTTCTTCACGAAGGAGAACCACAAATGGCATTTAGAGTAAGCCCTGGCGTTAGCATCAAAGAGGTTGACCTGACCACAATCGTTCCCGCTGTTGCCACCACACCTGGTGGGTTTGCGGGTTACTTTACTTGGGGTCCAGTAGGTGAAATCGTAACAGTTTCATCTGAAACCGAACTTGCGAATATTTTCGGAAAGCCAACAAACGATAATTTTGAAGACTTCTTCACCGCAGGCAACTTCCTGTCCTATGGCAACAACTGCCAAACCGTTCGTGTGGTTGGATCTGCGGCAAAGAACGCCACCGTGACCAAGGCGGGTGTAACTGGTGTTGTCACCCTTGTAATCAACAACGAAACAAACTTTGGAGCCAGCGCGGGTCTTTCGGATTCAACTCCCGCCACAAGCGGTGTGCTGTTTGCATCAAAGTATCCTGGAGTACTTGGAAACTCTTTGAAGGTGGTCGTTACAAGCGGTCCTGGAACAACAGGTGCTACACTTGGAGCGAATGCTGCGATTGGAGCAACATTTGTTAATTTGTCTCAGACCACTGGAAGCCGTTATTTCTCTGTTGGGGATGAACTCGTCTTTGCAGACGGAACAAGTGTTACTGTTTCTGGAGTTTTTGGACGAGGAGCAACAAGCGGAGATTTCTTTGGTGTTGCTGGAGGAGCAGGAGGAATCACTCTGAATATCTCAACGGTGCTTCCTGTTGCACAGTCTTCAGGGGCTTCGGTTACTATTAAGAGCGCATATGCAAAATACTTTGGTTCCACCTCATTTACTACTCCATATGCAGCAGATGCAGGTGGATCGGGTGACCAGATCAACATCCTTGTCCTTGACAAGGATGGTACTTGGACTGGTACTGCAAACACTCTCCTTGAGAAATTTGAAGGATTGTCTCGTGCCTTTGACGCTCGTAAGTTTGATGGTAGCAGCAACTACTATCGCACAGTGCTTAATGATCAGTCTGCTTATGTCTGGGCACTTTCGGGTGATATCAACACAAACGGCTACAGTGCAGCAAATGTCACAGCGTGGACTCCACTAGGAACTGCTATCAGCACGGATACTACTGTGGGAGGAAATGTCAACTCTTTCCATCTGTCAGGTGCTGCTGGTGCTACTCCATCAACTGCTGAACGGTGGGCAAATGGGTGGAGCAAGTTTGCAGATGCCGATGCTGTTGATGTTTCGTTGCTTCCTCTTGGAAGTGCAGATGAAACTCTGTCGCAATTGGTGGTGCAAAATGTCTGCGAAAAGCGTCTTGACTGCATGGCATTCGTTTCTCCAAAGAAGAACGATGTGGAAAATAAACTTCCATACGAGGCTTTGAACGAGATCAAGACTTTCCGTGACAGCGAACTGAATCTGAACTCATCATATGCAGTTCTTGACAGCGGTTGGAAGTATCAACTAGACACATACAACAACCTTGTGCGTCTTGTTCCTCTCAACGGAGACATTGCTGGATTGGTGGCTCGTACTGAGTTCACCAATGAAGCGTGGTTCTCGCCAGCAGGCTTCAACCGTGGTCAGGTCAAGAATGTCGTGAAGTTGGCGTACAACCCATCTTCAGAGGCTCACCGCGATGAACTGTACACCCGTCAGGTAAACCCTGTCGTGTCGTTCCCAGGCGAAGGCGTGATCTTGTTCGGTGACAAGACCATGCAGACCCGTCCTAGCGCGTTTGATCGCATCAATGTTCGCCGCCTGTTCATCATTCTTGAGAAGGCAATTGCAACCGCTTCCAAGTTCTTCCTGTTTGAGCAGAACGATGCGTTCACTCGCGCACAGTTCAAGAACCTTGTGGTTCCGTTCCTCAAGACTGTTCAGCAGCGGCGGGGCATTACCGATTTCAAGGTGGTGTGCGATGAAACCAACAACACAGGAGAAGTCATTGACCGCAACGAGTTCGTGGCAGACATTTTTGTAAAGCCCACTCGCAGCATCAACTTCATCCAGTTGAATTTTGTTGCCACAAAGACAGGCGTAAACTTCAGCGAAGTCGGTGGCTGATCGTCTAAATAAGACTAAGGAGTAATCCATGCCAGTAGATCCTACAAACAACATTTCAGGATTTGTAAACGCCTTCGCTGGCGGTGGTGTACGCACGAATCTGTTCCTAGTCACGGGAAACATTCCTGGCTATCAGAACAACCGTGCCATCTCGTTCCTGTGCAAGGCTGCACAGATTCCCGCTTCCTCGCTTGGAACCATTGAGGTTCCTTACCGTGGTCGCCGCATCAAACTGCCAGGCGACCGTACTTTCCAAGACTGGACAGTAACGGTTATGTCCGATGCAAACATGAGTCTACGGTCGGGTTTTGAATATTGGAGTGCAATTTTCAACTCCCATGTTTCCAACATTGCAAACCGTAATTTCATGCAGTTCATGCCTACTTGGTCGGTGACTCAACTTTTCCGAGACGGCGAACCAATGCGTACCTACAACTTCATCGGGTGCTTCCCGAGCGAAGTGGGTGCAATTGATCTCTCTTACGAGAACAATGACACCATTGCAGAGTTCCCCGTGACCATCAACTACTCTTGGTGGGAGGCTGCTCCAGGTGGTGCTGTCCCTGCTACGGGAACAGGCGCAGAGAACATTGCATCTCTGTTGCAGGGGGCTGGCATCAATATTGGTCAGGGCTTCTGAAGCCCTCTTTTGACAGGATTCTTTATTCATGGCTATCAAACTATTTGGCTTCAAACTCTCAAAGGACGAGGGGACTTCTTCGGAGGAATCCAAGAAGTCTCTTTCCTTTGTACCGCCTGACTACGATGACGGTGCAGTTCCGATTGAGGTGGGTGGATATTTCGGAGCGGTTGTTGACTTTGACGGCACGATCAAGTCCGACATAGAACTGATCCGCAAGTACCGCGACATGGCTCTCCACCC